GGCTAACGAAATGAATGTTAACCATACCATTGATAATCGGCTTCAATTTGATTTTCTTATAAATATAGTCAGGAAGAAAAAACGGTTTTCAAAATGGATAAAACCTGAAACCGTAAGTGACGTGGAAGTTGTCAAGGAATATTATGGTTATAGTAATGAAAAAGCCAAACAAGCCTTGTCCCTTCTCACATCTGATCAGATTAATGAATTGAAGAAGAAGGTTTATAAAGGTGGAAGAAAATAATATTGTTGAATGGACACCAGGTTCCATGCTTGAGATTACACTCAACGAACCGGATGATTTTTTAAAGGTTCGTGAGACTTTAACTCGCATTGGTGTCGCATCACGTAAAGATAAAAAGTTATATCAATCCTGCCATATTTTGCACAAACAAGGTAGATACTTTATTGTGCATTTTAAAGAGCTATTTTTGTTAGACGGAAAGAAATCAAATCTTGAAGAGAATGATCTCGCACGGCGTAACACTATAGCTCAACTTATGAGTGATTGGGGCCTTATAACAATTGATGGGCAAAAAGTTGAACCATTAGCCCCAATGAGACAAATTAAAATTATTCCATTTAAAGAAAAGAATGAATGGGAACTTTGTCCGAAATATAATATCGGAAATAAATGATGTATAGAGTAACAGGATATTTTAGCAAAACAAAGGTAGCACAAACATTCTATAATGTTTACGATGCTATCGAGTTTAAAGATATTGTTGATGCAAATTATCCTATAAAAGTAACTTTTGAAAAAGGAGTGTATCCGATGAGAACATTAATAGTAGACTCATGGAATCATGTTATGAACCATGAATTAAATCCCCTTAGACATATCCCAGATTTACAGACACGACACGTAGTCATGCAATTCCTTGCATGGATGTGGTGTATTATTTTTTCTATGAGTCTTGGATCAATTACCGTATTCGGTGTAAGTGCAGTTGCCCATGCTCTGTTAATTGCAGGCATTGTGATCACTGTAGGTACATTTGAAACTGCAAAACGTAAACCACAATATTTTGGTGGATTAGGCCGAGGTACTGGTGGAGAACATGAATAATGGACTGGTTTACTGCAGATTTAATTGATGCAATGAATGAGACATCATGGGTAGATGGCATTGGAACAATTATTGTTTTATTGCTTGCCTATGCAGCTTATCGTTGGATTAAAAAGAACATTTAATATATATAGTATTAGGAATGCCGAATATTCGGGTTCCATTTTAACCTTGCAAGTCATTGGAGGTACATATGACTAACACACAATCACTCGTGTATCCGCGTAGCGGATTCATCGGTTTCGACCACATCTTTGATCAGCTTGAAAATATTCACAAGCACGCCAAAGATACCTATCCACCACATAATGTAGTTAAAGAAAAGGATATGAAATTTGTCCTTGAATTAGCTGTGGCTGGATTTAAACAAGAACATATTGACATCGAGGTGAAAGATCATGTCCTTACAATTAAAGGCGATCGTCCACAGCGACGTGAACAAGACAAATATGTCCATAAAGGTATTAGTGCAAGAAACTGGAAGAAGTCATTTAGACTGTCGGAATATACCGAAGTAAACGGAGCAGATCTACAGGACGGAATTTTGACTGTCGACTTAGAAGTCGTCCTTCCTAAAGAGAAGCAGCCTCGTAAAATTTCAATTGGAAAAAACGAGGAAATCGAAAATGACAACAATAGCACTAAAGGGTTTTTCAACCGCAACAGCGATCTTTAATCCGATCGTAAACTTCTTTGAAGGCTTTGGTAAAGCTGTCGTAATGGCACGTGGCGCTGAGGCAAACTATCATATAGCAGAACAGTTAAAGCACGAATATCCAGATATGAGTGTAGCAGCTATTCAGGCTATGCTAAATGATAATTTACGTAAGGAGGTATATGGTGATTAATTTTATTAAGAAACTATTTGCCCCTAAAGATCCTGTTCAAAATTATCTAGCAAATGCACATGATGTGTATGATCTAGAGAATCGTTTGAAAGAACTTCGCCGTAAAGGAATCTGGGTATGAAATCACTTGCATTCTACTTAGCAATATTTGGTATTACATTTGTGGTTGGTTCTGCCAATGCAATGACTATCGAAATGCTAAACAAAGACGACGCTGGAAATAAAATGATTTACAGCGAAGAATTGGCAAAGGTAGATGTAGGCGATACAATTACTTGGGTTCCAACTTCAAAAGGCCATAATGTCGAAATGATTGCAGGGCCGGATGGAGCAGAGCTTCCTAAGAAATCTAAGAATAGTAAAGAAGTTTCTATGACATTTGAAGTGCCAGGTATCTATTACTATTGGTGCACACCACATAAAGGCATGGGCATGATTGGCCTTGTTGTAGTTGGTGGTGATACCAGTAATAAGGATGCCATTGCAAAAGCAAAAGCACTTGGTAAGTCAAAGAAAAAACTCAAAGCACTTCTTGGAAATCTATAATGTGGCCTTACACAGAAGAAGAAGTTGAAGCTTTAAACTAAAATAAATAGAAGGGAGCAGGGATAATCTTTGCTCCTTTTATTTCTGGAGGGTAATATGGAAGGAACAAGAAGAGATTGTGCAGCATGTGGTTGCAGATGTCATTGTTATGAGCCAAATTGTAAAGAATGTATAAATGATGTATGTACACAATGTCGATGTCATGATACTCCTCCAGATTCCACGATACCAGACAGTTTTACAAGAAGGAACTAAACTATGAATATTGATCAATTACGAGAAGAATTGAAAATTGATGAAGGTGTAAAATATGAAATATATCTTGACCATCTGGGTCTTCCTACTTTTGGCATCGGCCATTTGGTTGTCGATTCAGATCCAGAATTTGAAGAACCAGTCGGCACTGCTGTCTCAGAAAGTAGAGTCAATGAATGCTTCGACAATGATGTTGAAGTCGTGCTTGGAGAATGTAGACTCCTCTACGATGACTTCGATGACTTGCCAGAAGAAGCTCAACTAATTATTGCCAACATGATGTTTAATATGGGTCGCCCAAGGTTATCCCAATTTAAAGGAATGAAACGTGGTGTTGATAATAGAGATTGGGAATCAGCTGCTGATGAAATGGTAGATTCTCGTTGGTACAAACAAGTAACAAATCGAGCAGATAGACTTGTTGAAAGAATGCGTGCCATTACATTCTCTGAGATTCCTGTATGATTGAACTGACTCAGTCAGCAAAGGAATATATGAAAAAGGTAGGACAACCAAATGTTCATCTTTCAGTAAAAGGTGGTGGTTGTTCTGGCTTTCAATATGTCTGGGATACTACTGATGAATCTGCCACTATAGATAATTTGGTGGTTGACCCAATGGCAGAAATGTTTGTGTTAGGATGCACAATTGATTACGTTACCGAACTCGGTGGCTCATATCTAAAAATAATAAATCCAAATGCAACCGCGTCCTGTGGTTGTGGTGAAAGTTTTGCAATATAAAAATGAAAAATCCTAAGGAGTAAAAATGCTTAAAAAATTATTAACTGCGGGAGCCATGCTTCTCGCAACAATGACCTATTCCCATGCTGCGGATCCATTTAAGGTTGGGTTCGTTTATGTCGGACCTGTTGGTGATCATGGTTGGACATATATGCATGATATTGGCCGTCAGGCAGTAGTGGCTGAATTTGGTGATGCAGTCGAAACTGTATTTGTTGAATCAGTACCAGAAGGACCTGATGCCGAACGTGTAATGCGTGGTATGATTGCTGAGGGTGCGGATATGATCTTTACCACATCTTTTGGTTATATGGAACAAACACTACGAGTTGCAAAAGAAAATCCAGATGTACTCTTTGAACATGCAACTGGTTATAAAACAGCACCAAATGTATCAGTCTATTCATCACGTTTTTATGAAGGTCGTTACGTACAAGGTGTGATTGCTGGTCATATGTCTGAGGCTGGTAAGGCAGGTTATATTGCATCATTTCCAATTCCGGAAGTAATTCGTGGTATTAATGCTTTTTATCTTGGTGCAACATCAGTAAATCCAGATTTTGATATTGATGTGGTATGGGTAAACACTTGGTATGATCCTGGCAAAGAAGCAGATGCTGCGAAAGTATTGATTGCTGGTGGTGCAGATATCATCACGCAACATACTGATTCACCTTCGCCTCTTGCTACTGCTGCAGCAGCAAATGTAAAAGGTTTTGGTCAAGCATCAGATATGATTCAGTTTGCCCCTGATACTCAATTGACTGCCATTCTTGACATTTGGGGTCCATATTATATTGAACGTATTAAGGCAGGTATGGCCGGTACATGGGAAACAAAAAACACTTGGGGTGGAATGGATACAGGAATGGTAGGCATGGCTGATTATACTAACATGTCTCCTGAACTTGTAGCAAAAGCAAAGCTACTTCAAGAGCATATCACAATGGGTCACTTTAAACCTTTTGGTGATCTTGATGATGGTGCACTTGCAACCATGATGGAATATGTCGACGGATTGGATGCGGCAAAGCCATAAAAAATAAAAATCTTGCAACATAATGGTTTACATTGTCACTGTAATGTGATATAATACCATTATGTTGTTGGAGGTTATATGTCATTTTATACATCAGTAGTTCGTTATTCAAACTACATGCTCTACCGTGGCTATGATAATAACGGTAAAAAAATATTTAAAAAAGATTTCTTCAAACCAACATTCTACATTCCAGCCCAAAAAGATACTGGTTGGCGTGGATTGGATGGCACACCAATTGGTGCAATAGAGTTTGAATCAATGCGTGAAGCCAAAGGTTGGCTTGAGCAATATGATGGTGTCCGTGGATTTCAGGTATATGGTTCCACTAATTACATTCATCAATACATTACAGAAAAATTTCCAAGAGATATTAACTTTGATCGTGATAAAATAAATGTTACGACCATTGATATTGAGACTGCATATGAAAATGGATTTCCTGATCCTAAGGATGCAGACCAAGAAGTTCTTGCCATTACCATAAAAAATAATATTGATGGCATCTATCATGTTTGGGGATATGGTGACTTTGACGAAGAAGCATCTCTTATTAAACCAGTCAAATATCGTAAGTGTAAGGACGAGGTGGAACTTCTGGTAGATTTTCTTGATTTTTATTCCAGACAAGATATTTTACCAGATGTATTAACCGGTTGGAATATCCGATTCTTTGATGTACCATATCTAATCAATCGTGTATCTCGTATACTTGGTCTTGATATGGTAAAAAAGTTCTCGCCTTGGGGTATGATTGAACATCGTACCGTAAATCGTATGAATCGTAAGGAAGAAACATATGAGATCCGTGGTGTACAAATTATGGATTATTTGGAACTATTCCAAAAATTTGGTTACACATACGGAAAACAAGAATCATATAAACTTGATCATATTGCCTATGTTGTCCTAGGAACAAAAAAACTATCCTTTGAGGAATCTGGTTCACTTCGTAATCTATATAAAGATGACCACCAAAAATACATTGATTATAACATGAAAGATGTTGAATTGGTGGATCGCCTCGAGGATAAGATGGGGCTCATCACACTTGCCATGACTGTGGCTTATAAAGGTGGTGTAAATTATCAAGATGTTATGGGAACAGTTGCTATTTGGGAATCAATTATCTATCGTAAATTGATGTCCCAGAAAAAGGTACCACCGGCATTCTCTGACAACGCAACAAAAACCAACTTTGCCGGTGGTTTTGTCAAGGATGTTCAGGTTGGAATGCATGACTGGGTTGTGTCTTTTGACCTGAACTCCTTGTATCCTAATATTATTGTGCAATGGAATATGTCACCAGAAACATTGGTACGTGGTGTACCTGGTGTGAAAGCCGGCGTGGATAATTATCTTGGTTATTATGGTTCGGATCTAGATCCATTACACGAAGCAGTCAGGGCTAAAAATTATACGGTTGCAACCAATGGATCAACATATCGTAAGGATATTGATGGTGTTGTTCCATCCATTATTGTAGACTATTATGATGACAGACGCTCTGTTAAAAATCAAATGTTGGCTGCGGAACAAGCTTATGTAAAAAATAAAACATATGAACTTGAAAAAGAAATAAATCAATTGCATAACCAACAAATGGCTATTAAAATTTTGATGAACTCACTTTATGGTGCTCTTGGTAATCAATATTTTAAATACTTTGATTTGCAAGTTGCTGAGGCCGTAACACTTACAGGTCAGATGGTTATTCAATGGGCAGAAAAAGCCGTAAACGAAACTATGAACAAGGTGATGAAATCCAATGGAACAGACTATGTTATTGCTATTGATACCGATTCTCTTTATATCAATTTCGGCCCTCTTATAGAGCAATTAAATCCAAAAAATCCAGTCCAATTCCTGGATAAAATTTGTAAGGAACACTTTGAACCTATCCTGAAAAAAGCCTACGATGATTTATTCCATAAGATGAATGGACATAAACCACGTATGGAAATGTCACGCGAGGTTATTGCTGACCGTGGAATATGGACTGCCAAAAAACGCTATATACTTAATGTACACAACTCTGAAGGTGTTCAATACGATGAACCGAAGCTTAAAATTATGGGTATTGAAGCAATCAAATCCTCCACTCCAGAGGTTGTCAGAGCTAAATTCAAGGAAGCATTTAGGATTATCATATCGCAAGGTGAAAAAGATACTCAGAACTTCATACAGAAATTCAAATCTGATTTCAAATCACTGCCACCCGAAGCCGTGGCATTTCCGAGGGGTGTCTCGAATATTACTGACTGGTCAGATAGGAAAACTATTTACAAGAAAGGTAGCCCTATTCACGTCCGAGGTTCCTTGCTATATAACAAATACCTTAAACAGGGAAAACTTACCCAAAAATATGAATTAATTGAAAATGGTAGTCGTATCAAGTTTTGTTATCTAAAAATGCCAAATACAATAAAAGAAAATGTTGTGGCATTTCCAGATGAGTTACCAAAAGAGTTAAAACTAGATCGCTATATAGATTATGAATTACAATTTGATAAAACATTTATTGAACCGCTTCGTCTGATTCTTGATGCAATTGGTTGGACCGTGGAAGAACAACAAACACTGGAGGATTTCTTCGTATGACAAACTTTAAAGCCGTAGGCGAATTTATGAATACATTTGGTCAAGAGGTAAAGAATGACCCTGATTGGCCAAGTGAGGATGTCCAAAAATTAAGACTTGAATTGATTGCTGAAGAACTAGAGGAGATGTGGGATGCGATTGAAAATAAAGACCTCGTCAGTGTTGCTGACGCTCTTACTGACATTTTGTATGTTACTTATGGTGCTGGTCATGCGTTCGGAATCGACCTTGATAGATGTTTCGCAGAGGTACAACGATCCAATATGAGCAAGCTTGGTGAGGATGGTAAACCTATTTATCGTGATGATGGTAAGGTACTGAAAGGTCCAAATTATTCTGAACCAGACTTAAAAAATGTTTTACTTTTTCCAGAAAATGTGATATAATACTAACATGCTTTATCCAAAATATCCAATTTATATTATTTCGAAGGGTCGTTGGGACTCTCGTATGACTCAGAAAACTCTGGAGGAACTTAATGTTCCATATCGTATTGTGATTGAACAATCAGAGTATGATAAGTATGCAGAAAATGTTCCAGAGGAAAAAATCCTACCACTACCAACGGACTTTCGTGACAATCCAAAATATGCCATACCTGATGAGAAAACTGGTCTGATTGGTGGTTCCATACCCGTACGTAACTTTGTATGGGAACACTCAATCAGTGAAGGTCATAAACGCCATTGGATTCTAGATGATAATATGCGACACATATATCGGCTGAATCGTAATCTAAAAACCCGTATGACAACCGGTTCATCATTCAGATTACTAGAAGATTTTACTGACCGATATGAAAATGTAAAACTGTCTGGTATGAATTATGCATTCTTTGCACCAGCCACAGTTAAAAAACCACCATATTATACCAACACTAGAATTTACTCTTGTATTCTAATTGATAATTCATTACCACATCGGTGGCGTGGCAGATATAATGAGGATACAGACTTATCACTACGAGTACTCAAAGATGGTAATTGCACAATGTTGTTTAATAACTTTTTGGTT